CATATTCTTACCCAACTTAGTACGAACTGCTTTCGCTAGCTTTGATGCATCTACACCGAAATCATTAGCAGCTGAAACAACATGGCTCTTACGAACATTATCACCGTAACGCTTGATTAGGTGTGCTGCGATCTTAGCTGATTCATCTAGCTCTGCAGACTCAGCAAGCTTTTTAACAGACTTTACTGTGTAATCTTTTTTGCTTTGCTTAGCATGAAATTGACTTTTTGCATGAGCGGGTGATTTAGCAAAGTACGAAAGTGTCTTTAGGTGACCATCTGTATGTTCACCTGTAACTTCGTATGAGGACATTTCATCTAGCTCTTCAGCTTCTTCTTTAACCGGCTTCTTCTCTTTTGCAAGGAGATCACGTACCTTCTGAGCCATTTTCTTATTAGCATCTGTTGGTTCATCAGCTGTTGGCATTGTACCTTCAGCTACACGCTTAGCTGTCTTTGTTGCAATTGCATATGCCATCGACTTATCCATCTTTGGATCGTCACGCTTGATAGCCTTAACTACTTCTTCGCGCTTCTTCATCTCAGCTGGTGTAAGTGTCTTTTCGTCGATCGACATGAGTAGCTCTAGAGCTTCGTCTAGTACAGCATCGATATCTTCTTTAACGTAGAGGTGCTTCTTATTAGCGCGCGCGAAATCAAAGGAGGCATTCTGGGCAGCGTTATCACCTCTTGTGGCGTAAGCGCTGAGATAAGCTTCACCGTGCTTAACCGCTGTCGCTGGCTTCTTGTAAGCATGCTGGCCAAGAAACATCGTATGGCCTTTTTCTTTATGAACAACCTTAGGGCGGTGACCACCAAACTGCGACTTTTCAGAAGTAACTTCGTAATCGTCTGTGTAGATTCTGGCTTCTTCTACATCTTCGGCTTCTTCAGCAACTTTCTTCTTACGAAGAAGTTTAAAGTCGTGAGCGTCGACTTTGCCATTCTTATTGGCGTCAATCTTATGCTGATCGCCTTTAAGTGCCTCATACACCTTTTCGTCTTCACCAGCATCATATCCATGACGCTCTTCTTTACGCTTAATGGTCTTAGTGTTACCATTGAACACATCGTCGCCGTTGCCGTTACGATCCTTGTGCTTGATCACAACATGCTTATCAACGAACTTCTGCTCGTCCGGAGACTTTGGTTTGTAAACCTCTAAGAAATCCTTAAGCGTCTTCGTCATTTGTATCGTCCCCGTTGTCGTCGTCTAGGTCTAAATCATCTAAGTCTAGATCTTCTAGATCCAGATCAAGGTCATCATCACCTAATTCATCAAGCTCATCTTCCGAGAACTCGAAGTCGTCATCACCGACATCATCTGCATCGTCATCAGTGTCTAAGTCAACATCGTCTTCTTCAACAGGATCTTCACCACCGTGGATAGCCTGTGCAAGTGTAATTCGATGTGCTTCAACTGCATCTTGTGCTTTTTGCTGTAACATTTGATTTAATGTATCAGCGAAATCAACAGGATTCTTTTCAATTGCAAACCCAAGTAAATCTGTTGTATCAGCCATAAAAATATTCCTTTTGGTCAATTATACTGTATATTTATAAAAACTTTTATTGAGCAGGCTGTTGTGGTTGATATTGTTCACCACCGCCTTGATCTTGAGCTTGCCCATCTGGCGCATTTTCAGCTTCGTTAGGGTCGCCTGCATACTGAGGATTATCAGCTTCATCAGCGATCTGCTCATCAATCTCTTCCATCTCTTCATCCGATTGATGAAGAACCTTACGACGAACCCACTCATGCGAGTAATACTTACCTGTATAGTCATCGATATCACGAAGCATCGCAATACGATCACGTAGGATTTCGGTCTCTTTTAGCTCAGCATAATAGTTGTCTTGCGAGAACTTAAAGCGAATATTCTGGTTAAGACCATCCCATTCCTCAGGTGTAATAATACCTTTGAGGATGAGCTGACGCTCTAGTATTTTGGAAAATAGAATAGAAAATTTATTACGTAGTCTAGCAACAAACTTAGCAAACTTAACTTCGTCTCTTGTAATCTCTGTTGATCTACCGAAGTTAAATTGTACTTCAGGATCAAGACGTGAGATAGGAACGTTTAGTGACTTGTATAGTTTACGCTGAAAGTAAAGAACGTCATCCATCTGACCTAGGTTTTGACCACCAGGTAGAGTAGTAATTTCTGTGCCCTTGCCGCCTTCACGACGAGGTAGCCAGAAGTCTTCAAGCATTGTCATAAACTTACGGTCATCTCTGATCTCACCTGTAGCGGCATCATAGACGAGCTTGTTTTTAAACTTGATCATAATATCGCGAAGATATTGTTCTGCCTTCATCTTAGGAAGGTTACCGACGTCAATATAGAAAATACGGCGCTCTGGAGCACGTGAAATACGATAGATAACCAGCGAGTCTTCCATTGACTTCAGCTGGTTGAGAGGCTTAATAGCCTTGTGTAAATACGACTGGACAAGATCACCATTAACAGATGTCAGGCCTGATGTACAATGTACAATGGAGTCCTTAGCAATACGAATACCACCAATGGTATTAGAAGGTATAGAAGAGTTACCGGCTGTTTTTGCAAAGCCTTTATCATTGTAGATATAGTACTCTTTACCATCTTGCATCAGAGGAACGTTATTGATTGCTTTCTTACGTCTCTGTTCTTTAATCTTACGAATCTTACGCGGGTCAATGTAGCGTAGTTCTACAATACCATTTGCTGGATTCTCTTCATCCGTAATAGCGTGATAGTAAATTCTACCATCAACGTACCAACGTCTAAAGACTTCATATGAGAGTTGATTAAATTCTAGAAGAGTAAGAACTTCTTTAAACTCTTCGATAAAAAGCTTCTTGATTCTATCAGGAAGTTCAGTATCATCGAGAATAAGTTCAACAACTTCTTGCTCTGGTTCTTGTGTAATGACTTCATTAACAATATCATCAATAGCTTGATCAACCTCAGGGTAGAGAGCCATCTCACGATACTTGTTAACAAGCTCTGCTTCTGTTCTAATTGAACCGTCAAGATCCACATAGGTGCCATAAGCACCGCCTTCGGCCACAATAGCAGCCCCATCATCGGTTACTTTCGGAGTAAACGAGATGGGGTCTTCCTGCTTTCTTCGTATTTCAAAGCCGAATAGTTCAGCCATATTATATTTCCATTCTATAGATTAGCTGTTAAGCTAGTGTACCAGTATTACCACCCACTACTTCATAATAATCATATACCCATGTAACCTGGAATGTTTCAATTGTATCTGTATCGTTCCAGTTAACATCGATCGGCGAGATCTCAGTTGGGAACAAACCAAAGAACTCATACTCTCTAATTGGTGCACCACCAGCTTTTGAATACTGCTTGACCTTCGCCTGTGACTTATAGTTAGTAGGTGAAGATGAACCCGTAGTATTTAGGTTACCTGAGAGCGAGTTAATTCTGTTATGCCATGTTTCGATAGCATGACGTACCTTAAAATCTTCATCGTTCATTACCTGAACCGACCATGGTTCAAAAGTTCTGTCTCCTGCGACACGAACCTTTCTACCAAAGTATGGTACTTCGATTGGTGCAATAGATGAACCAGGTATAGATGATGCCTGAATCATGAACGGTGCAATCTGATTTAACTCAGGATCAAACGGTGATGTGAGCTCAACTTGGAAGAGCGTTGGGCGCGCTCCTCCAAGTCTTAGATTTGCTCTAATATCGTTAATTGAATAAGCCATTTAAGTTTCTCCTATATCTTATTTATACTGTTAGCCGACGATCTCGGAGAATTCAATTCCACTACGTACTGCTACAAAGTTGAGCTGGATGTAGTTAATGGATCTAGCAGGCTTGATATAGATGTCACCGATAAACTTATTCGTATCTACAATCTCTGGTGTGTTGTTTGTTTCGTCGCAAACAACCTTAAAGTCATAGATACCACGACGACCTTGAACATCGCGAAGGAATGGCTCCACGAGGTTACGGAACTGGGTGCGTGTGAATTCATCGTTGAACTCAAACAAGAACGATTTAGCTGCTGTCGAGATAGCTTTCTCAAGCACAATAAACAGACGACGTACGTTAATACGATCAAATGCTGATGGCTTAGCGAGAAGAGTCTTATCCCCGTATAGAACAGTACCTTGACCTTGTAGTGCAACTACTGGGTTCACTCCATTCTTATAAAGAACATCTCTTTGTGCAAGATTTGGATTGAACGCTAGCTTGATCGAGTTTTTAATCTGTCCGCGGTTTGTACCAGCAGGTGAGAACCATGGATCACGAGCACTATCTGTACGTGCACATGTACCAGCAATATCACCGTTTAGAGGAATCCAACGATATAGATCGTTGTACTTATCGTACTGCTGCTTGTATCCTGAGTCAAGTACTGCAAATGAAGATGAACGTAGTGAGTTACGGAATTCAACTACCTTAGCATCAGGATTTGTTGTGTTAACAACGTCTGACTTCTCTGGTGAAACGAATACAACGCAATCCTTACGCTTTTCAGCAATATTATCGATTAGGTAGTTAGCAAGCTGTGTACCATTGATTCCATCGCGGCTACGACCTGCTATTACGAGCGAGATATCCACATCTTCAGGTGATACAAACTGATCAAAAGCAGCTGCAATTGATGTGAACGCAATTGTATCTTCAGCTTGATCAGAACCACCAGATAGTGTAGATGTTAGTGGTGCAGGATCGGTTGCTGTTGCAACGTATTGTGCAGTATTTGATGGGGCCGTTGTATGGTCATCAGCAAACCACATATACTGGGACTGCTCGTTAATTACAGTCTTAAAGTAATTTGAAGAACCATCGGAAAGTTTAGCATCAGTAGCGCGTGATAGCCCCTGCCATACTTCTAGAACTGAACCTGGGTTACCTGTAAACTCACCCTTTTCGTCAATAACTACTAGATGCACTTCATCAATTTGAGCGCTGCTATTAGCTATATGCGCAGCAGTATTGCCGTTAACAGTAACATATGATGAACGACCTGGTGCACTGTCTACCTGCGCAGCATATTCCCAAGTACGTACAACATCATCTGTTGCAATAGATGAAGCAAGCTTTAAAGGCTGATCAAATGTCAGTGTAAGTGTACCTACTGCTAGACCAACACCAGCTGCGTTTGCTACGCTTGTTGCCTTATTAATAATTTTTAGAGCTTGTGTCTGACCTGTACCAACGATAAGGTAATCGCCAATCGCATACGAATCACTAAGTGTATTCATAATAGATTGAACATTTGCAACGTTAGCAGTATACGTTACACCACCTATAGTATTGCCTGTCGAAGTTGGACCACCATCAAGTGTAATAGTACCAATTGAACTACCGACAGTAATTACAAGCCCGGTATTTGCACCATTAAATAAGCCTGTGTTACCTTGACCTTCACCAGCGCCAGCACCTAAAGTGTAGGATTTAGCAAGTAGATTGGCAGAACTTGTATACTGGGTAGGATTTTCACACATAGAAACTCTTAGAGAATTTCCTAGGGCACCAGGCCAACGCGCAACAAACTGTGCATTTGTATTATCCCAACCTGCGCTTTTAGTTTCATAATCGTTATTGTTATAAACAGTAAGCGCTGCTCTCGCAGTAGAGTACTTAGATATAGCAAGACCGGTAGCATTTAAAGCTGAGTTACTTACTAGGCTCAATTGGCTGCTATTAGCAATACTTGCAATTGTACCAAGTACACCTGTTGGAACTATAATAGTATCCCCAACAGCAAGCTGTGTGTTGAATAGGGTACCTGCACCAACTACTACATTGCTTGTATTAGTAGCTGTAACGTTACCTGAAAGAGTTAGCGGTACTGCACTTGTTGCTTCACCACCAACAGCAGCGAACTGCGCTGTTGTATTGGCAGCACGAACTAGCTGTAGTGAATTTGAGTAGCTGAGGAAGTTTGCAGCTGTGAAAAATGTTTCTGGGTTGATATTTGTTGGCTTGCCGAACTTAGCGACAAGGTCATTCTCCGAAGTAACAAGCGTACGCTCATTAACAGGTCCCCAGCGAAACACGCCGGCGAATGCGCCAGCGGTAGTATCAACTGCTGGTGTGACTGTAGTAAGGTCAACTTCTGAGATGTTAACACCAGGGCTGAGTTGAAAACCTCCGCCTCCGGATCCAAAATTCTGAACGGCCATTTAGCTCTCCTTTAAGAAAGGGTTAATTTGTGCATTAGTATACGCGTTTATTTATAAAAACGAAGATTAGAAGAACTGGTACTCTTTATTTGCTATCATACTTGCACTGTCAGTCAAGTCGATAACAGCAGGAATATCATCCTCAGGTTGACCATCATCCATAAAGAAACTAAACATTTCGTTCGCTTCACTATCTGTTTTATCACGAAGATATTGAAGTGTATTGATATTTGTCAGATCTTTAAAGTACTGCTGATCTGACATCCATGCAAATAAAACGAGAGACATAGCCAAGTCATCATTGCAACCATCTTCAGCTTCATATGAGTTTCCACTCTTGGAAAATCTTGAAAGCTCAAAGATAGTCTGATGATCATTAATTATAAGTTGGTACTGCTCTACGAGCAGCTTGAGCATAGAACAACCTATTCCTTTAACAGTCTTAGTTGTTCTAACACCACGCTCCTTTGTTTTGCCAGCGAAGCCAGCAGAAATTCTTTTACCACTTGCACCAGCGTTTTCAGTGTATATGATATTCTCATATTCATAATCAAAGTGCAGTGAATCTACAACCTGAATACCTGCGTCGTTATTTTCAACAAGTATTGAGGCATAATTGTAAGTCTTACCCAGTCTATGTAATGTACCGGAGTAGTCCAGAGGCGTTGCAAGGTTATTGCGATAAACACATACCTGTTTATAAGGCATTGTAGTTACATCTATAACCTGAAATGCTGAATAGTCTAGACCTTTACCTCTAGAGACGTCAGCAGTAATAGCATATTGATTGCCTTTGACAGGCTCTTCATATATGGTTAAACCATCTCTATCACTTAATGGTATCTTAGCTACAAGAGTCTTTAAACATGCACCAGAGATTAATGTACCAGATGAACCAAGGAACTCACATTCGAACTCCTGAGCAAACTTCTCGTAGTCCCAATCCATGGCTGCGAGTGTTTCGTTCTTCCACTTTTCATTACGACCAGGTACTTCAAACCATGGAACACGAACAAACTCAAAACCATTCCAGTCTTTAGCGCCGCGTGGTTTAGCAGCGCCTTCACAAGTCTTATAGAAGTGGTTCAGACCATTAGGTGTAGATGTGAATAGAATCTTAGTTGTTTCACCAGATGAAATGGTAGGATAAACTGATGCGAAGAACTCATCCCAGTTCTCAACGAACGCGGCTTCGTCGATGTATAGAAGTGAGATAGATTTACCACGAATAGCAGAAGAGGATGTTGCAGCCGCTAGAACCTTACAACCGTTTTCAAGAGTGATATTACCCTTGTTCCATTCTTCGACACCTTGCTGTAACCAATCAGGGAGAGCTTCATAAGCTGCTTTAATACGATCTAGAATTTCTCTAGCCGCATCGCCTTTGTTAGCAAGAAGAGCTACGGTCTTGTGGTCATTAAAGAGAATATAGTGTAGAATAACCGCAGCCGCTGTAGTAGTCTTACCAGCCTGGCGACTGGTGACCACCGTGACACGGCGGTTATGAGTGATCTTTTCAATGATTTCTTTTTGATATTCATATAACCTAATCGGGATAAAGCCATGATCGACGTGAACGATCTTAATATATTTTTCAGCGAAGTAGATTGGATCTTGAGCACACTTCAACCACTCTTGAACTTGTTCTTGAGTCCATTGAATCTTTTTTCTTGATTTCTTGAGTAAAGGGTTACCATTGTAACCCCTATCAACTGTTGGTATCACCATTTCTCATGTTCTCAATCATTTGTTGTAATTCAGCCGTTGAACCAACGAAGAGGTTATTAGTAACACCACCTTCGCTAGCAGGCTGTACAACGCCTTTATTTAGTCTTTGCTTTTTCAGTTGCAAATCAGCCAAGCCCATGCTAATATCAGCCATGGTCTTAATAGAGCTGTTGAGTATTTCGTATGCTTTAGGGTGCTGGGATTGCTGCGCAATGGCTAGCATATCCTGTACAGCTTGTTGACTTAACGATAAAGCGTCGTACAGACCTGTACGCGCTTGGTCTACGTCATCATCAGTTTGTTCACTAATAACAGCTGGTAGATTTTCTTTTTCGTCGTCATATACCACAGGTACTGAATTCAGTCCTAAGGCATTATCTAATTGTTGTGACATTAAAAGCTCTCTGTAATATCGAAAATAAATCCATACTCACTATTAGCAGCTATTATTAAGTTATTTACAGAATTTTGAGGTGATACTGTAATACTTGTTATGGTTGCTGTTACTCCAGTATCTGTACCAACAAGAGTACTTCCATTAACAATGTTACCGGTAATATTACGTGCTGTCATTACTGTAGAGTTACTCGATGCAACGTAAACAAAGTTAGAGCCATCCACATATACCTTCTCGGTAGGTGTAAATAGCCCAGTAGCATTAGCAAGAGTATAGGTATGTAGTCTAGTATTTTCGTAGTAAGTAATAGGATTGCCGTTGGCATCTTGACCTGGTTTAATATCGATATTCATTAGGTAATCGGTATTTGTTGAGTTTGCATTTTCAACAGAAATGCCTTTACCTGGTACATTAAGATTGATATCGATTTCTTTAATAATCGAACCATTGGCTTGATTGGTTGGACCAAAGAAGTAGCCCTTCATTGTAAACGAAAG